TACTGACTGCTAGTGCAGCCAAGATTGATGAGATCTCAGGTGGTGCATGGCGCAGGCATGATCTACATGACATGATATCTCATGCATGGGCCTGGTACAATCGATAACATGTTCCGCAAGATACTTGAGTTTGAAACAGCACTGGCCAAATACACCGGTGCTCCTTATGTGATCATGACCGATTGCTGCACCCATGCTATTGAACTGTGCTTGAGACATGATCAGCCACAGTCAGTCACGTTCACACCTTACACCTATCTAAGTATTCCCATGCTGATGCACAAGTTAGGCATTGAATACTCTTACCTGGATCATGCATGGCAGCGTTGGACCACCGAGTATCAGTTTCACAACACCAGGATCTGGGACAGTGCCAGGCACATGGAACGCAACATGTATCGAGAAGGACAGATGCAGTGTGTGAGTTTTGGACACGGCAAACCCTTGAGCGTGGGGCGTGGTGGTGCTATCTTGCTGGATGATCGTGATGCATATCAGACCATGATTCAACAACGCTACGACGGTCGTGATCTCTCTATCGCACCCTGGCCTGCTCAACGAACATTTCGAGTTGGTTACCACTACAAACCCACCATAGAAGAAGCTGTGCAGGCTTTAGCTGTACTACAAGGGTTTGAGCAGACGCCGCCTGAAATGCCCCTGGTAGTTTATCCTGATTGCAGAGAAATTACTATTACATCTTGACACTACGACCTAAATAGTGTATACTTAACAAACGCAATCCACTGCGCTATCATCGGAGAAATAAAATTGACACAGCTACATTATAAAGAAGAAGACGGTAGACCTCTTAGCCAGGTTATCCGCGATAGACTCAACCACGACAATAAACGTTTTTGGGCAGGAGACAACATCAGTGAATACATTAGTGATGTTGAAAAAGACACACTAATCAACGAAGCAACTGTGGCATTCGAAGGTGTGCTAGACAGTCTACTAATTGATCGATCAAACGATCCCAACTCAAAAGGCACTGCCAAGCGATTGGCCAAAATGTATTTCAATGAAATCATGGCAGGACGATATGAACCAAGTCCCAATGCCACAGCATTTCCCAACGACAGCGGCGAAAAATATCAAGGCATGTTGGTGGTGCGTAGTGAACTCAAAAGCATGTGCAGCCATCATCACCAACCTGTATCCGGTGTAGCATATATTGGTATTATTGCAGGACCGAAGTTGATTGGCCTCAGCAAATATACACGCATTGCACAATGGTGTGCTCGCAGAGGAACACTACAAGAAGAACTGTGCATGGACATTGCCAGAGAGATTCAAGTGGCTACCAACACACCAGATGTAGCAGTTTATATACAGGCCACACATGGCTGCTGTGAAAATCGCGGCATCATGGCTCACTCTAGTTTGACACAGACCACAGTGTTGAAAGGTGCATTCAAAGATGACGAAGGCACAAAGAAAGAGTTCTTTGACAATATCAAGCTGCAACAGGAGTTTGCACCGCGATGAAACAGTACATTTCCAATCAGGCCCGCACTGTGTTCTTGCCCTGGGAACCGGGCATGATTGAATGGTTGCAGGCCAACTATCCCCACAGTCGATATCATGTGGTGGAGGTTGCATGACACAGTATGACACACTGGAGCATGCTGTTCGAATGGGTTCTGCACCCTGGACACAGGCAGTTGAAGACCTAAGTGACTTTCATGTGGCAGTGTTTCGTGATCTGTTTCCAGTCACTCGAGGTCACTTGTTGTTTGTGCCCAGATTCAATACCGTGGCAGTGATTCGAGATTGTTTTGAAGCTGCTATATTTGAAGGTAATCGAATGTTCAGAGCCGGCGAGTGTGATGCATTCAACATAGGCATGAATTCTGGCACTGCTGCTGGACAAACAGTGATGTATCCGCATGTGCATTTGATTCCGCGTCGGGTCGGTGACTGTGCTGATCCTGTGGGCGGAGTGCGGGCAGTGGTCCATGGTCAAGCCAACTATCATTCCGGTGGCTATCAATTGCCATCATAAGTACTGATCTAACAGCGGCCTTTCTGGCATTCATCCCGCTAATTAGTATAAATAAAGTATGAGAAATAAATTTTATCTATACATCAAACAGCACAAGATTACTGGGCTAAAATACTTTGGTATGACTGCAACAAAAGACCCTTACATTTATCGAGGATCTGGCAAATATTGGCAAAGACATCTTAAGGTATACGGAAAAGATATATCTACCATAAATGTGTGGGAATTTGATACAATTGAGTTGTGCGAACAATTTGCTTTAGATTTTTCACAGAAGAATAATATTGTAGAATCAACGGATTGGGCTAATTTAAGACCAGAGAACGGCAGAGATGGTAAAGCTCCTGGTAGCCCGGGGATGAAGAAAGAGAAGAATCCAAACTGGGGGAAGACTAAAGAACTAAATTCGTTCTACGGCAAAAAACATAAGCCGGAAACCATTGAATTACTTAAAAGAATACAATCAAACAAACCTAAGGGATCAAATAGTCCAAGAGCTAAAAAAGTAAATACGCCAATTGGGCAATTTGGATGCCAAAAGGATGCTGCCGACGCATTAGGTATGTCTCGAGAAACATTAAGAACACGAATCAAAAATAACACTCCTGGATTTAGCTATGAGTAGCAGACCCAGGACCGGACTTTAGGTGTCGACCCGGTATACAAACTCCGCCGCCTATGCTATAATACACATAGGAGAAATCATGGCACAAAAATTCTTTAGTACAAAAACATACAAGCAAATTGGACCTGTTGCTTATCGTCAGTGGCGGGCCGATAGCCACTGCAATCTAATTCATGGTTATGCCATGAGCTTTCACTTTGAATTTGAAGCAGACACACTGGATGCTCGCAATTGGGTCACAGACTTTGGCGGCCTAAAGCCACTCAAGGCCAGTCTCGAAGAATGGTTTGACCACACATTGCTGGTGGCACAAGATGATCCCATGCGTGAACACTTGTTGGAACTGGGCAGACTCAAATTGGCCAAGATTACAGAAGTAGAACGCACTGGTTGCGAAGGCATTGCTGACTTCTTGTACAAGTATGTAAATGGTATTTTCTTGCCCAACTGTGGCACTGAAGAGGCGGCTCGTGTTTGGTGTACCAAAGTAGAGGTACGTGAAACCGATTCAAACATGGCGGGGCGTCAAGGCCGTCGTGAAGACAATGAAGACTTATTTTAAAGGAAAAACTATGTTAGACAAATTATTTGGAAATTTAGATCGCCAGTTGGCATATAAAATTATGGCCTTCCATATTTTTATCATTGCTTTTAGCAATTATGTTGTTCAGTTCACATTCAACGTATTCGGCCATCCTCTGGCCTGGGCAGCGTTTACATTCCCCTTAGTGGTAGTGGCAACGGATTTGACTGTTCGCATGCTGGGCAAAGAGATGGGTCGAGCAGTAATTGCCCTGGCATTTATTCCTGCTATCCTGGTCAGCATGGCTGTGGTATCCCTAAGCGGTGCACCTGATTCAGTTGCAGTTCGCATTGGTCTGGGATCAGGTTGTGCATACTTTATTGCCACAATGTTGGATGTGTATGTGTTCCAGTACTTTCGTGAACGCTATACCCAGTGGTACATTGCTCCGTTGTTGAGTTCGATTGTGTCAACCATCATTGATACTTACACATTCTTTGGTGTGGCGTTTGCTGGTGGTGCCAATGAGTTCATGGCTGCTAACTGGCACATTGTTGCTACCAATCATATTATTACCAAGATCGCAGTGAGTCTTGCAGTTATCTTGCCAGCATACGGCGTGTTGTTGAGTTTCTTGCAAAAACGAGTACTGCACTTGGATGCTGCAAACTCCGGCAACTGAGATTGCATTGACTCAACCAGTTGATATCAGTATCCTGCTGCCCACTAGAGGGCGGTCGGATGCTCTCATGAGCAGCATTGAAAGCCTACGCAGTCTTGCGGAAGATTTTGACACTATTGAAATCCTGTTTGGTGTTGACAACGACGATGTTGTGGGACTGGAGAACATGCTGCACCATGTACTTCCCTGGATTGAGAACCACAAAATCAATCACAAGATAGTTGTTTTTGAACCCTACGGCTATAACAATCTACATCGATATGTAAACGGCCTAGCTGAAAATAGTCAAGGTGCATGGTTGTTTTTCTGGAACGACGATGCGGTAATGACCACTACAGGATGGGACTCACGCATACGCGAGCGTACTGGCGAGTTTCGACTGTTGAG